TAGCGCCTTGCCTATACCGCCAGCGGATCTTAGTGGCACCCACGATGCGTTTCGGAAGGTACATGAGCGCGGCGGACTGGAATAGGTCGAGCTGGCCGTTGCTCGCGATAGCGACGTTCGCAGAAACAGGCAGAGCGGGGTGTGGAATGAACGCGACCTGATCCCCGTTCACCGCCGTCACCGTCTGCGGAATGCTCCCCAGTAGCGGGAACTGCCTACGATCACGGATGTTCGCAGTCACGATGGTTGCGGATAGCGCGGGCTGTAGCACGTCGGCGAGCAGGATCGAGTTCGCCGGCACCGCACCGACACCCGTGCGGTTGTCGAGCGTCGCGCCACCCGTCGGCGTGCCATCCACGACCTGGATCTGAAGGAGGTTCGAGCCGCCGCCGTCGTGCTGCTGATCGAGGATGCGCAGGAACACCTGATCGATGCGCGGGTTCGTCGCGTCACCCGTCGTGAAGATCGTGCCCGTGTTGATCTGCGCGAGGAACGTATTCGCAGTCGGCGCCGTGTAATCGATATTGTCGGCTCGGTAGAGCCCCATGCCGTCGCGCGTCGTACCACGAACCCACGCCGTATTCAGCGCCGTGTTACCGACGTCCACCGAGAGGTTCGCGCCAGCGCCGCGCTGCTTCACCCGGAACGACTCATAGTCAGCCACGCCCGGCGCGGGCGGATCTCCGTCGAAGACGTTACGCAACTGCCACGCGGTGTAGATCAGCGTGCGCGCCGTCAGGAACGCGGGGTTACTCTGAACAGTGAAAGTGCCGGCCATTAGATCTCCTTTAGCCCAGGTAGGCCGGGCGATAGTTGACGGTCATCAGGGACGCGCCCGAAGTGCCGCCGCCGAGCGCCGTGAACGCCACGGTTTCGGCGACGCCCGCGCGCAGTCCCCAGAAGCTTGAGTCGAGCCAGCGCAGCGATCTGAGAACGTTGTTCCCGTTCACGGTCGCCGAGCGAGAGGTCGGATGCATGTCGACGGTGAGGACGTCGCCGGCGCCGAGCGTGAGCGAGTCGAAGCTAAGGAACTTGCCTTGCGTCGAGCAAGTGATCTGAGGACCGTTAGCCGGACCCTGCACCGTGATCGTCGGCCACGAGATGGTCGTGCCGGGATTCGTGATCACGACGCTACCACCCGTCGCACCGGCACCGAACGGTATCGGGAACGCGATCGGTATCGGGAACCCGCCCGTGGCGCTCGGAGCTCCCGTAGACGTCTGCGTCGACACGGTCGACTCCCACCGGGGATCAGCGGCACGCAGCGCGACTTGGTAGCGCAGGAACGCGCCCTGCGCATTCGCGTCGAGCACGGGCTGGGACTGATCCGCGAGGCGCACATTCTGCTGCAACGTCACCGAGGCATTCGTATGCTTCCACGAGAGCACCACGTCGCCCGTGAGCGCGGCCTCGAACTGTGCCGCGATGAGCTGCCAGTCAGTCCACACGGCATCGATCGTGCCGCCCGTCGTGACGACGCCCTCGATCGTGATCAGCCGCATCGGCATGTACGCCTTGAACGGCTGGATGCCGCCGTCCTGCTCGGGCCGGTTGTAAGCATCACCCCGCGCGACGGGCGTGCCGATCAAGCCCTCGAGGTGCGTCGCACCACGCTGCGTCCCGGCTAGGTGCAGGTATTGCGTGCCGAGTTTGACGAACTCGAGCATCAGACCATCGCTCCCGCCGTGCGCGTCTGGAACGAGAGCGCCGCCGCGATCTGCCGCGGGTCGACCGGACTAGGCGCGTTGATGTAGTAGTTGTGCGTCGCGCCGGCACCGCCCACCGCTGGGCTGGTGGACGCGGCGACGTTCGCGCTGATCGACGGAGCGATGCCGGACGTCATGCGGTTCAGGCTGTCGAGCCCGGATGCCAGACCCGTCTGCAGTCCTTGGATGATCGCTTGGCCGTGCGGGATGAGCAGGGTACGGTCGTAATCGATGGGGCCTTTGAGGCTCGAGATCGTGCCGGCGATTCCACCCACGACATTCTTCACGTCATTAAGTTTCGCCTTGATACCGTTTTCGAGTCCTTGAATGATGCTCGTGCCAGCATTGTAGAGAAGCGTCGAAACGTCACCGAGCGCATTCAGGAGTTGACTAGGCAGCGCCTTGAAGAATCCCACTATATCTTTGATCGCTCCCTCGAGCGCGCTGCGCACACCGAACGCGTTAGTGGCGAGTATGACGACGGGCGCGAACGGGCCGCTGATGAGAATCGCAATCGTCTTCCAGTTGTCGCGGAAGAAGTCGAGCACCGCTTGCGCGGCGGTCGAGATCGCGTTTAGAGCTCCGGTCACGATCGTACGGAACGTTTTGGAATGCTCGTAGGCGATGATGATCCCGGCGACGAGCGCGGCAATCGCGATCACGACGAGGCCGATCGGGTTCGCATCGAGCGCGACATTCAAGAGCCACTGCGCGGCCGTCCACGTCTTCGTGACTGCTTGCGCGATGACGACGCCCGCGGCGTAGATCTTCGTGGCGACCGACACCGTCAACAGCACGGCCGCGAGGGCTGCGAGTCCGATAACGACTAGCTTAGTGATCTCCATGTTGTCGCTGAAGAAGACCGCCAGGCTAGCCAACTCGGTTGCGATCACTGTCAGCGCCGGCAGCAGCGTCACGCCGAGGCTCTCCGCGAGGTTATTCAGCTGGGCGTGGAACTGTTCCATACCGCCGGCCGCGGTTTCCGAGTACGCCTTCGCCTGGCCGTGCAACTTCTCAGACACCGTGGCGATCACCAGGTTAGACGTCGCCATCTTGTCCGTCAGTTTCGCGTGCGCCAGCGCGAGTTTCTCGCTCGCGTCGATCGTCTTGCCGAACGTCGCCTTCAAAGTGTCGTAGTTCGTTGTGACCTTCGGAACGTCGATGCCGAGTTGCTTCGTAGCGCGCTGCGAACCCGCCATCGCCATCGTCAGATTCTTCGTCGCCGACTCGAGGCTGATGTGCTTGAACCGGGCGATATCCTCGGCGATGGCGAGGTCAGCGATGGCGGCCTTGCCGTTGTGCGTCGCGACGATCAGAGATCCGAGCGAGTTCCTCACAGAATCATTCTGGAATCCGAGCTTCCTCGACGACACCTCGGCGTCATCGATCGCGCCAGAGAACGCCTTAGCAGAGACGTGCGAAGCGGCAAACGCGGCATCCATCCGCGCCGTCGACTGCTGCATCTCCTCCGCAGCGTCCACGGCCTTCTTCAAGCCGAACGCCAACCCGCCGGCGATAGCCAACCCGGCGATGCCAGCCGCCTTGCTCATCTTCGCAAAGCCGCCGTTCGCCTTTTCTGTCGACGCTACCGCGCCGTCGAGCTCGGCCTTGAACTGCTTGGCCGATCCGAGGATCTCTACCAGGATGGTAGCCATCAGGGAACCGCGTTCACTCGAGCAGCGAGCGCGTCCATCGCCGCCTGCGACAACGCGATAACCTCATCCTGGTTATCCGCGAGCGCGGGGTCGAAGAAGTGACGCTGCTGATAACCGCCATACTGGGAATGAAACCCGGTCGTCTTGCGCATACCCTGCTCGACGCGCACCATCGTCCCGCGACGCCTGATACGCACCCCCCCGACGGTTCGAGGGCTGTACCCCTCGGCGCGCCGACGCACATCAGCCTTCACGGGTTCAGCCGCGGCGCTCAGCGCCTTGCCGAGCACAGGGTCGACCTTGACCTTCACATCCTCGAACGCGGCTTCCAACTCGCGAACACCCCGCGTGAAGACGTCGAAACTCACCCGCCCGCCTTCGCGAACTCGAACACGGCAGCAAGTTGTGGCAGGGTCAGATCAGTCATGTCAGAAGGCCGGAGGGAACCAATCCCGGGTCGCCACCATTCGCATGGATCGTCTCCCCACTCCCCTCCAGTGTGATGCTCGATGGTTCGGCAGAGTTGGGCGAACTGGCGCTCAGCACGCCTCCGGCTTTTGGGTCGGTACTAGCCACCCCACCGCCATCCTCACTTTCGATCGCGCCCCACTCGAGATCATCGATCTGGTCGACCGTGAAAGAAGGGTCTTCGCGATGCACGATCCACCAGACCATTGCCGCGCCGACGTCCGGGTCTTGCGTCTTGTTGAGTTCGTTCAGCGCGAGCATGAACTCGGGCGGGTTGAGGCCCGTGATCTTCTTGATCGTGCGCGTCTCCCCGACGCGCAACGATTGCGGGATCGTGTAGAGCTTCCCGTTGATCTTGATGCCCGCGTCAGCCATCAGGCAGTCGGGTAGGTGACGCCGGCCTGCGCGCCGTTGACGAACTCGTAAGTGCCGTTGTTGGCTTCCCCGACCTTGCCATCGAGCATCGGGTACGTCATCAGCAGCCCGCTCATCAGGAACGCCGGGTTCGTAACGGATCGTGCAGAGTTGACGGCGCGAACCTCGATCGTGACCGGAGTGCTAGACCCGATCAGAGGCTGGAGCGTGGCGTGAACCTTCGAAGCAGCGAAGTCCTGGAACATCTCGATACTGACCTTGCCGTCACCCAGACCCTTCGTGACGGAGAGGTTCACGGCACCCATCGCCGTGACATCAACCGGCGTGCGGTTGTCAGTCGTGGTGACCTTCGACACATGGTCGGAGAGGTCCACCCCGTTGATCGAGACGAACGCATTCGTGAGAACGCTGATAGCCATCTACTTGCCCTCCTTCGCGGGCTCGATCCAGCCAGCGGCGACGACGGCGGTGAGCTCCTCATCCTTGATTTCGAGATCGACGAAGTCGCCGATCTCGGCCTTGTATCGGTCTGCGCCCTCTTGCGACGCGATCTTGTACTTGGGCATCCCGTCTCCTCTAGGGCTGAGTCAGCTGGATGGCGGCGACCGTAACCGTCGTCACGCCTGAATAGGTGATCGTGCAGAGCCCGGTCGTGACATCCGCGAACGTCTGCGCGTCGACCGGCCCAATCCATCGGGTCGTACCGTTCACGACGGTGATCACGGGACTCGTGATCGCGACGTTCGGCTCGTAGGTGCGCGCGGCCGGGATCGCGAGCGTGACGGTGATCACGCCGCCGCCGCCGTTCACGACCTCGAGGAACATCCCCGAGCCGCACGCCATCGCATCACCGCCGCCGGCAGCCGCGACCGGGGTGATAAGCGTCCCGGCGCGAGTGATGGGCTGGGTCGTCAACGTAGCCAAAATGTCCCCCTTAGAATGTTACGAGCGAGCATGTCTAGCTCACCTCTACGATCCACTCGGCACCGAGCAGGATCGTCCCGTCTGCCCGCTGGTACTCCTGATAAGAGATGCAGCGCCGCACTATTAGGTCGTCAGTCGCGCCCCCGAGCGTCAAGTCAACCTCAATCGCAGCCTTGACCGATCTCGGGCCCGTCGTGTTCAGCAACTCGTCTAGCACGATCTGCGCGGTCTTGTCGCCACCCGAACCGACGAACGCCTGCACCGTGAGCGTCCACGTCTCCTGGCCGTTACGCATCGCCTGGTGGTACTCCGTCACGTTGCCCTGCGTCGGCTTGACCCAGATCACGGGAGGCGTCGGATTCGATAGCACGTAGGGGGAGATCTGCATGTCGACGTACGTCGACTTGAGGGTGTTCAGGTTCGTGACGAGGCCCGCGCGGATCGCGGCGAGGCTACTCATACGAACGGCTCGTGACGGGTGTAATCCTTCAACAGCATGTACACGTCAGGGTCGGTACGACTGATGCGCATCGCGACCGCCTGATCTATGCCGGCCGTGATGATTCCGAACGGAGCCTCACGACTACGCCGCAGAAGTTTTGCGGCGAGGATGCCGCAGGCCGCAGTGACATCCCCCGGCACAGAGGCCCAGCCGAACTGGCCCGTGACCTGCACGCTCTTTTCGATGTACGTGGGAAGCCAACGGCCCGACAGGAACCGCACGCGGAGCGTCTCATAGGGCCGCGCGGGCTGCTCGCTTGGCCCGTTGAAAGGCTCGAGAACGTAATCGGTGCCATTCACCCATGACTCTGAGTAGGTACCCGTACCTCCCCGGTCGATCGCGACACTCGTCATCACGACGAGGTCATCGATCTGCAGGACGCGGTAGGAGAGAGGCGTGTAGTACCTGATCTTAGTAGCGTCTGCGTCGAGCCAGAATCTCCGTCCCGTGATCTCATCCACCGCGCGACTAGCAGCGCCAATAGCTAGCGTAACGTCCGCGTCCGCGAACGTCGTGCCAGTCATCTCGAGCGTGCCCTTCAATTGCGCCAGCGTGAGGTACAACGGGTTGCTCGATCCGCCAGGGATCGGCGAGAACGTGACAACCAGATCCTCTTGCGTGAAGACCGGGGTCGCTCCACCCGTGTCCCACACCACACTGTAAGTGCCCGCCGTCGAAGGTCCGGTGCCGCTCCACTCGTAGATGCCAGACCCAGCGGGGTTCTCGACGATCCCAGCGGTCGTGCGCGCCAGAAACGTCACGCCACTGGGCGTGTCAAGGATGCGTATGCCGAGTGTTCCCACGAGGCCGGTTGACGCTCCAGTGAGCGCGGCCTCGATCGTCGTCGCCGGGGGCGCGTAAATTGTCATGCCGAGTCCAATTGATGGAGCACAAGGCGAGCGAGTTTTGCCGTCGCGCGAATCGACTGCCGCGCCACCGTGTCCTTCTGGGCCGCGTTCAGCGTCCCCCAGTTAGCGTCGAGCGTTTCCGCCTGAGCGATATTCGTGAGTAGCTCTGCGATTACGGCAGCCTGATTATTGCTCCACTGGGAGGCCATTATGAGATCCTCGCGATGATCAGCGGCACGAAGTAGTAGGTGAATAACGACGCCTCGCTGACCGTCGCCGGGCAGGGGAATGCCGTGAACGCATGCCAGAGCAGGTACGGCGCCCCGCCGCCGGTGGTGGGGATGAAGTTCGCCGGGAGCTTCGAGAACTCCTCACGCGCGGAGAAGTCTCCGGGGATCGTCGCCACGGCGTTGTTACACGAGATTGCGAGGTCGATACTCTGCCCAGCGGTAACAGCGATGTTCGGGTCGTAGGTATTCCATGTCCCCGCCGCTCCGAATGCCGTCGATCCCTTACTGCCGAGCCGCGTGCGCGTCGTCGCCGTCGTGTCATAAACGCCGATGTCGTAGTTCCCGCTCGCCACAGTCGTCATAAAGCTAACGTCTCGAAGCTGGCCCGTCATCGGCACAACCACGCGCGCAGCGATCATCTCATTCGCCGTGAAACCCCCGCTGTTACCCGCCCCCGCGATGCCGCCATACCACGTCGAGATGAATCCTGGATGGTGCGGTTGGTAGAGCGAGTCCGCAAGTTGACGGGTCAAGCCCATGGCCGCGGTCATCCCGCCGGTCCCCCACGCTTCTCGCCGGGAGCCGCGCTCGCCTGCTCGACGTCGAACCGGCCGAAGTTCTCAGCAGGATCGAACAACCCGCCACGGCCCTTGAGGAGCGGGTGATCCTTGTGGACGAGCTCGCCCTTCGCGACGAATAGCGGCTGGCCCTCGAACGCGGTCACGAACCCCTGGTTCGCCCTGAAATACTCGTTTGATTTGCGCGCCATGTGGAACCCTCTCCTAGAGAAACGCGTCGGCCGTCAGCGTGACGTTCGTGTTAGCCGAGTAGACGAGCTTCAGGAACCGCCACGGGATGAGCTCCTGGAGCAGGTACGTCGTCGTGACGGCCGTCGTGATCGTGATCGCCGTCAGCACGAACGTCCGCGGCGTAGCCACCAGCGCGTACGGGATGTTGAAGAAGTTCACGCCGTCGATCGAGCCCTGAATGTTCACTGTCACGGTCGGCGTCGCGCCGATCGCGCTCGTGATGACGACCGCGCCGCCACGCGCCCTTACGCCGCCGTCGATCGTGTTCGTCGAGTCGCCGTTGCCTACCTGCGTGGTCGAGAGGTTCCCCGCCGCGAACGGCTGGAGGCCCAGGTTGCGCGTGTATGCCGGAGTGATGACAGCCATCTATGCCCCCTGCGACTGTCCGCCGGGAGGGCCGTAGGACGGAGCCGGGCCTCGAGGCGCCGGCTGTCGCTGGTTGTTGATCACTTTCGTTGAGCCGTTGTCCGGCCAGTTGGGCTTGAGCGCCGGCGCCTGGTTGAACGTCGCCTGCGTCTTCGCGAGCTCGCCATTGCCGGTCGTCGGAGGACCCTGAGCCGGCGCGCTCGTCGGCGCCTGTGGCTCCTGCGCTCCATGCGGCGCCTGCGTAGGCGGCTGCCGCTTCGTCTGCGCCGTCACCTGAATGAGCTTGATCTCTGCCATCACGTTCCCTTCGACGTACGGTCGCGGGGGCCGGGTCTGCTTGGCGACCCGGCCCCCACTCTGCTAGGTGGTACCCGTCAGGGCCACGAAGGCCGACGCGGACAGCACCTTGGAGGTGTTCCTCCACCACGCGTAGAGGCCACGCTGGCCGGTAGGCAGGTTGCCCTGCGCGGCGCCGAACAGGAACGGGATGAGCTCGATGTTCATCCCGAGCCGATCCAGCACCAGGAAGTACGAGAAGTCGCCGACGATGGCGATCTTCGTCGCGTTCACGACCGTGGCCTGCATCTGCGATGCCTCCCACGCGCCCCGCCCGAGGATCGTCGCGCCAGTGTTACCCGGCGTCGGCGTCTGCGTGACGAGGCCCTGCGAGACGTACAGCCACAAGGCCGCGCCGCCAGCGGTATCGATACCGCGGACGACGTTGTAGATGCCGCGGTTCGCGACGAACGACTCGTTCGGCCGGAACCGGGGCGGGAGTGCCGCCTCGAGCGCGTACAGGTTGGCGGCCGTGACCGTCAAGCCCGTGCTCGCCGCGACCGTCGTGGTCGTGCCGGTCACGAAGCCCTGCGGGTTGACGCCCGCGCCGGAGCCGGTGACGAACGCCGTCGCCTCCTCGTCGTCCTTCGCGTCCTGGAACAGCCGGCCCATCTCGGCCTCGAGCGCGCCCCAGTCCTCCTGCACTTCGACGCTGAACGGCACGAACGCCTGAGCCTTCGTGACCTGCGCCGTCGGCGCAGCCATCGTCGGCGAGTTGTCCGTCGTGACTGCGGCTTCAGCAGCGCGCGATGCGGTGATCGCACCAGAGCTGACGCCGTTCCACGTGTTCGAACCGGCGATGATCACGTTCCGGCCCAGCGCACGCGCCGGGTTGACGACGCTGTTACTCGTCGGGATCACGGTCGGGTCGAGCGTGAACGGAACGGCCTGGCCGCCGGTCGTCGCGCCGAGCGACAGCGCACGCTGCTCGCCCTGCGAAAGACCGTTCGTGTTGCCGGCCATCGCGGCCTTCCAGAACGCCGCTCGGTACGTCGGGCTGCCCGTCTTGATCAGGTGAGCCGCCACGGCACCCGGGAACGCCTGCTGAGTCGAAGTCAGCATTCGCTCGAGGTGGCCCTGCACGTCCTCCTGGGACTGGCCCTGCAGCAGTCGCGGGAACTTCGCGACCTCGATCGCGCGCATCGCGCCATCGTTCCACGACCGGCTCGACTTGTCCCAGTCGCTCGGATCGTTGGTGTACCGCGAGGTATCGTAGATGTCCTGGTCCCGCAGGCTCGGCTTGCCCGTGTACTTGCCGAGTTCTCGCTCCATCCGCTCGACCTTGCGAGGATCGAGCGCGTAGCCCTCGACCATCTCGTGCCGAACCTTGAGCTCCGCGACGCGGCGCTCGATCTCCTTGTCCTCCTGCGAGAGGCCAGCGACTTCGCTGCGAACCTCGTCCGGGAACGGGAGACCTTCGAACTCCGTGTTCAGGCTAGTGATGCGCTCGCGCACCTCCGCCTGAACGTTCACCAACTCCTCGACGGAGCGGTACTGATTCAGATCGTGGGGATCCACGAATCCTCCTTGTTAGGAACACGCAGCGGGTCGAGGGAGGCGACCATCTGCCAAGAAACGGTTCGCGGCGTCCCAGCCGAGGTGCCCACAAGGGCGGCGTCGTCTTCGGGAGGTGCGTGTCGACCATCGGAGGAAGCCATTCCCTCATCCTCCGGCTCCGTCAGCGGCTCATCGTCGACGATCTCGACGCTCGTGAGTGCCTGGAGCAATGTCAGGACCTCTTGCATCGCCGGGATGTTGTCCGCATCCGCCGGCTCGTCCTGCTCGTCGATGTACTGAATGCCCATCGTGATCATGCACGCGAGGATTCCGAGGTCTTCGGTATCCATCCGATCGGATGTCATCCGATCCGTGAGCGAGCGCAGCCCCGCCTTCGCGCCAGAATAGGCCGGGAACGTGACGGGGCCGAACTCCTGCATCTTCACTTCCTGCACGGTGCGCTCCGGCAACCCGCGCGGATTGTAATCACTCCGCTTCGGCTTGCGGTCCACGCTCTCGCGCATCACCTTGAAACGGAAACTCGAGCCGAGCACGGGCGGATCCGCGGCGAGCATCGCCACGATGTCACGGTTGTAACTCGTGTCGAGCAGTGGCACCTCGTACGCCAGTCCCTCGCCGTCAGACTCGAGGCTACGGATCGGCCCGAGTGGCTTGTCGCCGATCGTCGGATCCTTGCCGTGCTGGAATAGCACGCGCATCTGATCGCGACTCTCCTGGATCGTCTTCGTGAACGCGCCAGGATCGATCCGCTCGAGGAAGTGCCCCTCGGCGAAACTGTTGATCTCGGCCCACTGACCGAACACCGCAAGGTGCCCAACCAGCGTCGGCATCTCGGTGCCGTCATCACGGAGCTCGAAACCGAGCGGTCGCGCACGGTATTCTGTCCGCTTCTCGGGCGTCTGCTTGATCACGCTTTCCCCCCTAATGCGGGAACAGGTTTGCCGTTAGACGACGGCGCTTGTTTTTCTGGAACCACGACGCCCGCAGTGAGCGCCCCCTTGCCCTGCGTAACGCTCCCCGCCGGCTGCAACTGCACCGAGTAAAGCCCGGTGTGCTGCAACTTAGAGAGATCGCCACTAGTAACAGCCTCGATCGCGCTATCCGGGTCGTAACCCGCACTCACGAGCGTATGAATCGTGCTGACATTCGCGTTCAGGATCTCGGCGCGAGCCTTGCCGTCATCAGCGAGAGCCGGCACATCACGATCGTCATACCAGAGCTCGGCCCCCGACGGAACATTCACGATCGGAGCGAGACTCGCCGCCGCGTTACGCCACAACGGGCGCATCGTCAAGTCAGCGAACCGGCGCATCGCGAGCCCGTAGTTCGAGTACGTCGCGGACTGCAAACCCTCCGACAGTCCGACGATCACAGGAGGCGTCCCGGCCGCAGCCGCGATGCGCGTCTCGCCCGCGCCCTGCGTGACCTTGAACTCCATCTCCTGGAACGTGTTACCGATCGGCGTAGCATCCGTCCCCGAGTTCAGGAACAGCGTGCGGTAAGCGTTCGCGCTACCCTCGTGCTGCTCGCGGAACAAGTCGATCCACGGACGCATCTTCTCGACCGAATCCAGATCGAACTTGACGAGCAGGTTCGGCGTCGCCGCGTTCTCGAAGAACCGCTCCTTGTGCAGCGTCGCAGCCTTATCCGCCATGATCTCGCGAATGATCGGCGTCAACCACGACATCCCGCGGAAACGCGCCTCGGGGTCAGGAATCGGAGCGAAGTGCGCCACCTGGTCCGGCAAGTACGACGTCGCAGGCTGGCTCGAGTTTCGACCGCCCGGGTGGTACACGTAGCCAACCACGCTCGCATCCGGCGACCACGCATCCGCATCCGGGTCGCTCGAGCCCGTCACGATATCCACCCAGTCCGGGCGAAGCAACGCGACGCCATCACGCGAGCGCGCAACAAATGCGTTCCCCGCGAGGTCCGCATACTGGATCATCCGCATCAGCAAGTCACCCGTCGTGCCACCCGCCCACGGCGTCTCGAGCATCTGCAAAGCCGGCGTGCCGAACAAGTCACCCGGACGGCCCGCGCGCACCTGGCGGAACTGGAAACGCGCCTCGCTGAACAGCTTCGACCGCACATCCATGCACGCGAACACCACGGCGCTCGACTTGTACGCGCCGCGCGTCAGACTCGCATAGTCGTGAATCGACTCCTGCTTGTCCCCCGGCATCGTGTACTGCACGCCGTTGTAATTGAACGACGTCAGCAGCTCGTAATACGACTGCAACGACAGCGCCGGGTCCGCGCGCTTCTCCGACTTGAACGGATTCAACCTCACGCGAACACGAACCCGGGTTCCGAGCGCACATCCTGCGCCGCGGGAAGCGCAGCCATCGCGAGGGCAATCAACGCATCGATCGGGCGAGACAGTTTGGGATCCTTCACAAGCCTCCAGCCGCGCTCGGTTTCCTTCGTCACGCCGGCCACCACGTGTGCCCTAAGGGTCGGATCGCCATCATGCACAAGCAAACCGCCCTCAATCAGCCGGTACAAGTTCTCTGACGCGTTAGCCATCCGTTCCGGTGACTGCGGAAACTCGACCATCGGCAAACCATCCGCCTCGAGCAACTCGGCCGAGCGCCGGAACGTCCACGGATCGAACAAGACCGACTGAACGCTCCGCCCCTCGCATTCCTCACGAATCGCAGCCTCAATCACCTCGAGCGGCAACCCTCCATGCCGCGGCTTCAAAATCCGCGCCTTCACCGCCACCGTCCCATCCCCACGCGCAGCCACCGTCACGATCGCAGTCGAATCGTGACGCACACCCACGTCAACGCCGATCCACACCGCCTCGTCCTCGTCGAGCTCGAGCGACGAATCAGCGAGCACATCCCACATCTCCGGCTTGATCCACGGCTCCTCGCCCTCAGTCCACACGCCACACGCGAAACGACGCCACTGCCACGGCGTCATTGACGGGGAATCATGACGACGCTGCAAAGAAGAAACCGTATGCCACGACGCCGGGTTCGCCAACTTCACCGTCGCGATGTCATCCACGTCATCCGTCGGCGACAACGCCCACTCGTGCATCACGAACGAGCCATCCTCACTCGTCGCAAGCGACTTCTTCGCCACCTCGTCACGCACAAACCCGGGCAACTCGTACGCCTTCGCGCGCAGCCGGCCCAAAGGAGAATCCTGGGACGCGCCAGCTGTCGAGATCGTAATCATCTGGCCGTGACGCGGCCCAAGACCATCCATGAACACGCCATACAAATCCCCCGAAGGGTGACGGTGCAACTCGTCCACTAGCGCCAAGGTCGGAATCACGCCGTCCGCCGTCGACGCATCAGCCGCCAGCACCCGCACGCGAGCACCATCACGATCCTCACCCTGCAAACGCACCTCGCCGTAACCCGGCTTCACATCGAAGATCGTCGCGAGGCCCGATCGGCGAACCAGACCACTCGCCTGGCGAAACAAGATCCGCGCCTGATCACGACTCGCCGCGCCGATCACACACTCAGCCTCCGGCCACTCCTTCAAATGGAACAGAGCCAAGGCCCCGAGCACCGTCGTCTTCCCGTTCTTCTTCGGAATGATGATCACGAGCTCACGCTTGCCGTCGAAATGATCCGCGAGCATCACGCGCTGGAACGGCTCAAGTTTGAACTTCGAGCCATCCTCGGGCACGAGCCCCGAGCAGAACTTCGAGAACGCCGCCAGGGTGTAGCCCTTCACCCGAACGCCCCGCGTCGGCGCCTATCGCGATTCTTTCGCTCCCTGCGAACGGTAGCTATGCAGTCATAGTTTTTTAGCGGTTTCTTAGATCGGCCAGTGTTTCTCGCCGCGAGG